GACGAAAGTCAGCAGAGTTAAGTAACAACTTGAAACTAACCTCATGCATAAAGCACAAGAATCCAGTTTCGATTTGTTTAGTTCTCGCTTGCAGAGAGAAATCTGCAAGTTCGAATTAATGTTCAACCGTGCTCACGCACGTAAGAACACTGTGCCATCCATGCTCAAACCCTTTGTGCATGGTGAACACTATCTCTCTACCAAACAGGTTGCTTCCGCAACCCTATTGGCAAGAGCCGGTTCTGCGTCTGTAGAGTCGCAGAAAGAATTATTGCGATCGGAGGGGTTCAGTCTCCGCGGCGATTTTTCTGACATGACCGATAGCTCGTTGGACAGTGAATACTTCCGACCAGCACCCAGCTCCGAGTATGCCCCCCACGTTTTCCAAGACGTGAGGGAGCTCCACGAAGCCAGAGTGGCTGAGGCCTACTCGCAAGCACCATCGGGTACAAGCCCGGGACGTGCCTATCCGGAACCCAAAAGGGCCCGGTTAGAATATGAGGATCCATGGCTAGTAATAGCCGGAAGAACCTATGCGGAATGCTCAGGGATGAGTGAAGACGAGTATCCCCAGATCAAAGTATGGTCCGGAGATGGGCTGCGGATACAAGACCCGCTGCCACGTCGACTACTCGGCCCCGAGTATAACGGGAAGGCCAAGAACCAAACTCGGTTCGTTGACCTAGTGAATGTACGTGTTAAACTACACGTCATCCGAAAACACACACACTGGGGAAGGCGACTAACCCAGATGATGTACGAAAAAGACGGTGACGCCGTTTGTCTTGGGACAAAAGGTTGGGCACACGTTCTTCATAGGAGGCTTTTGGCTCTCCTTGAAGGGAGATGCGACCCCCAATGGAGGGAAGCAACATTAGTAGCAATGTACGGGTCTACCGACTATTGCTACCGAAACCAGAAGGCGCGGGCAACGCGTCTCCTGGAAGTGCTAAAGACCGTTGATGGAATGTTCCAACAACGGTACTTTGCCTTTCCGGAAGAGAGGTGGACTTGGGAAAAGTACGACCTCTTCGTTTTAAGCAATTTGTCTTGGTTAATCCAGGACGAATTCTTCGATGGTGAGCTCTCTAAGGAGGCCCTCAACCATACAACAAGGTATTCCGAGCTAAAGAAAGCAAGGAAAACATTTAAAGAGCATGCCCATAAGCGCTCTTTAACTTGGCTACTGGGACGGATGACTCCGGTTCCTCAGTGGTTGAACCAGTTCCTCCCGTTGTGGGAAGAGACTAGTAAATCAGGGGAGGGGACGAGGTACACGTATCTCACCGGCCTGCTCTCGCAAACCAGAGGATGTGGTACCCCGCCCCCTCTCGTGATACTACAGTCCAAGGAAAAGTTCCTGAAGACTGTAACTGTTAATCCGACGCCAATGGGGAAAACCCAATTGGCGCTGATCGACAATGCGGTGTCAAGTCTATGCGACAAGATACCGAGGGAAGCGTTTACAGGCCTTAATACTAAGGCCCGTATAACCATCACAACCTCCGCATCCTGGGAAAGAACCAGGAAAGAAGGGGGTACACTAGGGCATATACATACCTTAGTGAACTTAGGGAGGGTTGGCCATACGGCGCCCATCCGAGATTTAAACACAGGTCAAGTCCTTGAGGAAAGGACATTGGCCCAGTTCGACAGTCCGGGAGAGTTCATCTTCTGGTACTGTTTAGATGAAGTACTTAAGACCCCTCCTGAGGAATTAAGATACGCTTTCCTGACCGTGGTAAAAGAACCAGGGAAGGGAAGGTCCGTCACAAAGGCAAGGAGCTACCTGAAGGTAGTTCTGGACCTTGTTTCGAAAATATGCGCGGAACCTTTGAAGAAAGGCTTACGCAGCTCACAGTCCGGTATGGGGAAATCCCATCACGCCTGGAACTTCTTTACTGCGTTCTTTGAGAGCGAGCAAGAAGAAACGGCCTTCCGTATTGAAACGGAATCCGTTGTGTCCTTCTCAGGATATACCGAACACACAAGGTCCTACCGTGACCTCTTTGTGAGTTCGACTGATTTTCAAGCAGCGACCGACTCAATGCAACACGAGTTTGCTGAGCGGGCGTCGCGAAGGTGGATGACCATGTGCGGAATACCACCTATCTTACAAGGTATCGTGGTAGCAACTTGCTACCGGCCTCGTAAGATATTCTTTTTCGGCTCTGGGGCCTTAGAAGAATACGGCGTACCCGAGCCTTTGTTTGGCGAGGGAATACGGTCCGTTACACTACGTCAAGGGGTCCTCATGGGTGATCCGTTGACGAAGATTATTCTTCACATTGCAAATATAGCAACGCGAGAAATAGCCATCGGACTACGCGATTACGCGTGGCTCGATAGGAAATTCACTAACCCAGCAGCAATGCTGAGGGACAGTAAATCGTAGTATACGACTAATTGAAGAAGTATACCACTGCAACGTATCGGTGCAACGAGCGGTGCAAATCAACTAAGAAATGCTACACAAGTAGACAATTTACG